ATTTTCAATTGTCACCGTGTCGCCGTCTTTTAAAAATAGTGTTGATGGTAACGTCACCAAATAAGTGACACCCGATTGAAAAACAATTGATGACGCGATTGTGTCATAACGTTCGAAATACTGAATGAAACGATTGGCCGAAACCGCATCGACAACGCCATGGTTGAACGCATCGCGGCAAATCACCGAAATTTGTCCCATGATTGCAACGTTTGAATTCTCATTCGTGTTTGCAACCATTCCCGCAATTGTATTTTTATAGTTTGATTTACGAACATATTCGGTCCAAATAAAAAATTTCAATGCGCCTTTTAAACCTTCATAAATAATATATTTATCATTTGAATCTAAATAGGTTGTTCCGTCCAATAACGCAACGTATTTTGGTGATTGCGGAACATTATTGACATCCAGGTCCGCAAAAAATCGGGTCAATAAATCATCACCAAGTATTTTTCTCAAATACTCATATTCATAACGGTCAATAAAACCTTGCAAATTTGCGGTTGTATATTGGTTTTTTGCAATTTGAACGGGTTCATTTTCAAAATCCGTTGTTGTGATGAATTTGGCGGTCGGCATGTTTTATTTTTTATTTCGTTTCCAATCTGTTCGAAATGATTTTTGCTATTTTTCTTTTTTCTAAATCCAAGGCGGCAATTTGTCCAACAAATGCCGTGTCACCTGGATTGATTCCAAATGATGTTTTTGTCAATGATGTGTGATTAAGATATTCAACAATCGACAATTTTTTCAATTGGGTTTCTGAAAATGATGTTTTTTTAGTATAATCAACCGCGACAACATTTGTGTTTGTTTTTGGCGATTCCTTTTCAACCATTGGTTCAATATTTTCGGTTGATTCAATTGATTCAACAATGTTTTCAATCTGTTTTTCAACCGCGTTTGAAATTGTTTTTTCAACCTTTATTGATTTATTTTTGGGCGATTGACTTTTTGCCATAAAAATATTTTTGATTATTGATTCCTTTTCACCCAAAAACCCCGAACCATTTACGATTCGGGGCAATTAGGCAAAGAAAAGAAAAACATGAATTAAACTATTCTTTTATTTTTTATTAAACCGCTAATGCAGCGATGTCGGTTGTGAAATCACCAACAACGAATGCGCCTTCGTTGTTTTCAGAAATATAAAGGTTTCCGCGTAATTCACCGATGATTGTAACCAAGTTTTTCGTAAAATCATCATTTTCCCAACCAACCATGATGTTGATTCCCTCACGTTGGTAAAAAATTGCTTTTGAAAAATCCCCGATAATATAATCACCCGCCGTAACACCTGGATTTTCAACAATACGAACACCGCCAATTGTTGCGCCACCCGCCGTTGAAAATGGAGGCATAATATAATGACCGTCGGTTCCTTTTGTCAAGTCCATTGCCGCCGCGTCTGCGGGGTTCAAAATACAAATGTTTGGAACGAAATTCGCCAAAACGATTTGTGAAATTGCCGCACGAATAACGTCAAAATTGTTTGGCGTTATAATGGTTCCCGCTAATGAACCCGCTGCAAATGGCGTTGCATGACTTAATAAACCTTGCATGTTGGTTCCTGAATATAATTCCTCATCCAACGTCAAGTTTAATTCAATCAATAATTCGTCATTGATAGCCGAACGCATGAATGAAATATCGGCCAACATTTCGGTCGAAACCTTAACTTTTGCCGCGATTTTCAACATGTCAAGTTTAACCTCAACAAAATCAAAATCGATTGATGGTTTTGTTGTCCCTTCAGCCGTATATGCCGCCGAACCGTCGCGATTTCTTTTGTCAACCAAGTGAACGGTTTTCGCGGTTGTCGAACGACGACCGAAAAGATTCACTAAAAATGGCCTTCTTGTTGCGATTTCAGTATAACCTGGAACCAATTCACCCGCTAACATTTCACGACCCGTGATGTTTCCAAATGTAATTGTTCCCGCCGCTTTTACATGGTCAGGATTTTCATCCGAAACAACTGAAATAAAAGTATTCGAACGATTCTTTTGCGCTAAAGTCAAAGAATCTTTGATTTTTTCAACCGAATCATTTATGAATGATTTGAATGACATCGGTTTTGATTCTTTACGACTTTTTTCAAGTAACGCGATTGTTTCGCCTTGTTTTAAAACGATTTCATTAAGGTCATCAAAACCCTTTTGATTCATTTTTTCGATGTCGGCTTTGATTTGTTCAACGTCCGATTTGCTCAATTTTAATTCAATCGCCTTTTCAATCAAATCTTGTTTCAATTTGATTTGGTCTTGAATTTCTTTGAGTGATTCGGGGGTGATTGCCGCCGCCGCGCCCGTTGCGCTAATTAGGCCAATTGATTCCATTCCGAAACCGTTGACCGCTGCAAAACACGCGCAAATTATTGCGGTGAATGCCATAATTCCACGGAAAACATTCCATGAATTGTGATTTTGTTTTTTCATTTTGTGAAAATTTTTAATAAATTATTTGATAATTCGTTGATTTGTTTTTGCTGCGAATCTTTATCATTCGCCTCTTTTAATCTGTTCAATTCGTCGTTCGGCTTTTCAATGTCACGGGTGTCATTGGCAGACGACGACGCGTTTTTGAAAAGTGAATCAATGTTTTGATATGCGGATATAATTAGAGCATGTTGAATTTGCAATTGCGAATGTGTTTCATCCGTCAATCCCGTTTGTTTGATAGCCGTGAAAATTGCGTCCATTTTCTTTTTAAGGAAATCCAACGCGTCTTGTTTTGATTCAGATTTGAATCCCATGAATGGCGTCATTTCGTTTGCACCCCATGCAACCGTTGACCCCTCATATAATTTCAATTCCTTTAATATGAATAAATCGTCATCACCGTTTGTTGATTCAACATATTCATATCTTATTGTCTTATATCCGACCGAATGTTCGTTATACACACCCGCCTCGTATAATTTTAAGGTGTCAACACCAAGTCCCGTTGGAACGATTTTCGATTCGAAATAAAGTCCGAAATTATCTTCACTCAATAAATAAGGTTTTCCCAAAACTTTTTGTGTGTCATGTTGCAACAAATGCAAAATTTGATTTGTTCCATTTGGTCCACGTTCGGCGATTGTTTTGGCGAATGCGCCTTTTTCAATTATGTCACCGTATGAATCGACATTCCCGAAATGGGCGAAATATCCCGTCACAACGCCCGATTTGACGTCAACGTCTTTTAGTTTGCCCGTCAATTCTTTATATTCGATTTCTTTGTTTATTCTTATTTTGCTCATAAAATTATTTTTGAACGGTTTCGTCAATTTTGTCTTTATATTTTGAAGGTAAAATCAATTTGTCGGCCACCTGGTCGGGGTCGTTTTTTGGTTGAATTATTTCATAATCCATTATTAAACGATATTCATTTCGTGTAATGATTCCCTCTTCGACCTCTTTTGTTAATCGTTCGGACAAAATTTTCAAATCCGATTGTAAGGCGGGAATCGATTTTGTGTCAAAATCAATATAATATTGGGGACCGAAATCACGAACAATGAACGAATTCAATGTGTCGCGAAAATCACACATTTCAGGAATAACCGCGTTCAAATAAAATGAACGTTCGGCCGTGATGACGTTGTCGCGTGTCGATGCGTCTTGTGAATTTAACATAACAACGGGGACGTTCCAAATATTACAAATTTGTTCACGGTCCATTTTCTGTGAATCAATGATTGCTAAATCAACGGGCGACAATCCCATGTTCACCCAATTTAATGACGCGGATGTTGCGATAACTCTTTTAAAATTTTCAACCCCCGCCGTTCTTTTGTCGAATTTCTTTTGTATTGCGGACGCCTCATCGGGTGTCAAAAATCCACCATCTTCGCCCGTTGTCGGACCCTGGGACAACAATCCCGCCATTCCCATGTTTTCGTAAGCATAGGCGGACGCCGCGTAACTTTTATTTGATTTATCAATCAATTTTTGTGATGATTCGATTGGCGAATAGCCATAAACAAAATCTTGGTATGTCAACGCTGGATTCCACGTTTTTGAATGGTACACCTCATCGGTTGTGAATTCTAAATTGAAATCTGAATCAATTATATATGTGACCTTGTTTCGTTCCAAATAATTCGCGCCCTCATTCAAATTAACCGTCATAAAATGCGACGGCAAAATAAACATTTGTGATGTCGTTTTGAAACCCATCGGTTTCAATTTATACAAATAACGGTTCCCCGTCAAAAGTTTATATCCCAACGCTTCTTGAATGAACAACGGCCATGTTTGAATTCTGTTCGGGTTTTCCAACAACGCGTTTAATTGCTTGTTATTTGATTGAACCCAATATTTTGCCTTGGTTTTTATTGCGTTGTATGTGTCACCCGATTTTTGAAACGCTTCATATTCGGCCCTGGCCTTGGTTCCGTTTGCGCCCTCTTTTAATTCATAGACGGTCCACGGCATTTGCGACGCGCGTTTGGTGATTAATCCGATGACTGAATAAACATCCGTATTTGTACGGTATGACATTTCAATCAACTTTTTTTGGTCCGCGGTTCCCGTTTGCCAACCTTTTAAAACGTCGAATAACCCCAACGTAAGTTTATTTTGGTTTATTGGTCCAACGTTTTGATTCAATGCCTTTTGGGACGAATCAAAATAAAACGGATTTCGTATTTTTAAAGCCATGTTGGCAACAAATATAATAATTTAGATTTATTCGACAACAAACGTTTACAAATATTTTAGACAACAAAGAATTCACGGCGCGTTTTGCCGAACATTTCAATAATTGAATAGGCCGTTACATCGACCTGGTCATCATGTTTGCCGTTTGGAAACGTGATGATTTCTTGAAAAAATGATTCGTTCCAACCCCCCTTTAAAACCTTGACACGTCCGCCGTGGATATACGGGGCGCATTCCTCAACCCTGGTGATTTTACCTTTTGCGACGTGTTTGTCATCTATAAATGTGACGTTTAAACCTTTTTTTGATAACAACGATTTGATTCCGTGTCCCGATGCTTTCTTTTCAACATGAATTAAGGTGTTTTGCGGCAATTGATGGGCCGACATTAATGAACCGATTGATTCCACTAATTCATATAATTCCAACCAAATTTGTTCGCAATACATTAAAATAAGGTCATCGCCTTTTTTGGTTGTGATTAAAATGGCCGTTGGGTCGTTGATTGTTTTGTCGGTGAATGCCCCATCAATCCAAACGTCGAATTTTAACCCCGTTCGGTCAACCTTTTCAATGATGTCAAACCAATTTCGTTTTATCATTTCGCCTTCTTGGGGTGACGGCCTTTGTTGGTATAATGATGAAAACGTCCGCGGTGATTTATCCCGAACGTCTTCAATTTTTTCCCGTGAATGCCAATGTTCCAACAAGGCTTCGCCAATTTGACGCGGGTCGTTGAGGTCGTCCAAATCTTCGCGCAATGCGGGAATTTTAATCATTTCCCATTCATCACGTTCCGACGCCAATAATCGCCCCGCCAAGTCATCTTCATGCCAACGGGTGAACAACATCAATTGTTTTGAATTGTTGTGAAAACGTGTTTTAAAAACATCTTGATACCAATCCCAAACACGGTTTCGAATCGTTTGCGAATTGGCGTCGGCTCTATCTTTATAGGGGTCGTCAATAATTCCAATGTCAACGGATGTTCCCGTCAATGCCTGGCCAACACCGACCGTTTTGAAAAATCCTGACCCGCCAACGATTTCAAAGATTTCCGAATTTCGCAATTTTCCTTGTCGGGCGTCGGTTGAAACATTCTTTGAATTCAATAATGTTTTCGGGAATATTTTTCGGTATTGGTCCGAATCAATTATCAATTGTGTTTTTCGATTGAACCCCGATGACAATGTCGGCGAATATGACGCCAACGCGATTTTTGTGTCGCGGTTTTGCCCCAATATCCACGCGGGAAAAACCTGGGATGAAATGGTCGATTTGAAATGTTGCGGCGGGATGAAAATCATCAATTTTTTGACGTCGGGCGAATTGTAAAAATTGGTCAATCTTTTACAAATATATTCAATATGCCAAGGGATTGAACCATCGGGCAACAATCCGAACGGCGCAACCTTTGAAAAGAAATCATGAAGATTTCGACGCGATAATTCCGCCAAAACATCTTCATGGGTGATTCCTTTTATTGCTTCATTTATCTTTTGCAAGTTTGTCGGCAATTTCGCGCAATGTTTGGTCCGATAATTCGGTGATGATTGTATTTGAAACGTTGATTTTTTCGCCGCCCGATGTTAAATCGGTGTTGTTCTTTAATCCTAAATCACTTGCAATGATTGCAGCATTGAAAAACCCCGCCGCGGCCCCCTCAAATTTTTGATTAAATATTGTGTTCTCAATCTCTTCGATTACGGCCAAAAATTCCGCCCTTTTTTCTTTTTGTTCTTTACTTTCATATTTGAAATTACGGAAATAAGAAAATGAACAATTAAGGTGACAACATAATGCTATATGTGTAAATGGACGTTTTATTGGTATTTCAATCAATTCAATTCGTGAACCTCCGCCCATTATTGAAACGGTCATCGGTTTAATTTCAATAAACGGATTTTCATCAACCCAATTAAAATAATCACACGCCGCATCCCATAACATTCCAGGGTTTGCGAATAGGGTGTCGCGACCGTGTTTCGAACGGTTGTTCCAAAATTTATTCCCTTTTTCAAATTTGCCATTCATAACACGAAGATACAAATATTTTTTATATTATTTGTTTTGTAAAAAAACCTCATTTTTAACATCATAAAATCGATAACTTGGAAATGATTCCAATTCATTTTCGGTGACATTAAAATCACGTTCAACGAATGACATTTGCGATTCTTGGTTGTTTTTAATTCCTGAAAACATTTTTTCAATGATTGATTCAGGAACGCTGACAATCTTTGAAATTGTCTTATTGTCCCAACCGAACCGTTTCATCCGAACGATTGTTGATTGCAATGGGTGTTCGTCCTTTTTGTCTTTGATGGTTTGTTTCATGGTCATTTCTTTTCCGCAATTGCGAATCCGTATTTTCGGCCGTGTACCGATTTTTTTAGGGTCATCAATTTTTTATATTTTCGGACCGTTCGGCGCACGAAATATTTTGCCGCCAATGATTTGCCAAATGGGATGAATTTCACCAACCATCCAAATCGGAATGATGCGATTTCATATTCGCATAAAAACCCGATTTCATTATCTTTTCCGTTCAATTTGTGTTGCATGTTATTTTTTTTTATTTTTTAAAATATACTCTTTTACCTTATTCGAATCTTTTTTATTAAAAACATCGGTGAATTTTATTTCGTTTGTTTCCCTCTTTATTGGATATTCCGAAACATACATTGCGATAAAAATTTGACCCGTCAAATAAAACAAAGCCATAAACCCCCGATGAACGGACCCAATGTCATCCAATTGTTTAAAGATTAAAATGTCCCAATAAGCAAACGCAACAATCAAATAAATTATAAAACTAATTAACATTGATATTTTCAAATGTAATTTCCAATTATATTTTTCCATGTTGTTTTGATTTTTTACCATTTATCAATATTTGTTATACAATAATTATTTCCAACATAAGCGGTCATCCAATCGCTTTGATTTAAAACGAATTCCTT